TATTGAATCTATTAGATTCGCTGCTCCTAGAAAATATGCATCACAACAAAGAGCCGTTACTTCGGACGACTATGCATCTCTTGTTGTTAGTGAGTTCGGTGGACAGATCGATGACGTTATCATCTATGGTGGTCAAGAATTGGAGCCAAAGGAATATGGTAGAGTTGTTGTTTGTATTAAACCTTCATCTTCCACTATCGCTCCTGATTATCTAAAAAATCAGATTAAGACGTATTTGAACGATTATATTGTATTACCAAACAGAGTTAAGATTTCAGATCCAGAATATTTCTATATCAAAGTTGATACGGTGGTTCAATATAATTCAAAATTAACTACAAAATATGCCAATGAAATACAAAGCAGTGTTTTGGATGAAATTCTAGCATTCAGTAAAGCTCATATTGAAAAATTCGGCAATGATTTTAGATATAGTAAGTTTGTAACTCATATTGATGAGACTGACACTAGTATCACCAGTAATGATACAAATATCAAGATCGTTAAGAAAATTTCACCAAAATTAAACTTTCAAACATCTTACGATATTCGCTTTAATAATAAACCAGAACAAGAAGGCGTATATAATGGCATAGCGTATCCAGACGAAAGAGTGTTCACAAGTACAGCGTTTGATTATGTGGATTCATCTGATGTTATTTGGTCTAACTGCTATTTGGAAGACGATGCTATCGGCAATATCATTTTATATACGTATATAAATGGCGTTAAATACGTAGTAAACTCTGCAATAGGCACAATTGATTATGTAACAGGTCGTGTTATTATAACCAACTTGAAAACATCGTCGTATATTAATTCGATAGCGTTGGAATTATCAACACAAAATAAAGATATTATTTCAACTAAGAATATGATCCTATTAATTGAGGCTGAAGATGTATCCATAGAAGTTATAGAGACGGTAGTAAATTAAGATGGATTCTTATACAGAAAAGTTCATTTCTAATTTTATTGAAAGTCAGTTTCCTCAGTTCTACCAAGAGGAAGGTGAAACATTTATTCTATTCGTTAAAGCATATTACGAATGGATGGAATCCAGTGGTGATATTTCAGGAGACGCTCATGGCGGACCAATTAGAGAATCACGTGAATTATTAGAATATAGAGATATTGATACTACAGTCGAAAAGTTTCTTGAATATTTTCAGAAGAAATATCTATATGGTATCCCATTCAATGTTATCGTAAATAAAAGATTTCTATTAAAACACATTATCGACGTTTATAGTTCAAAGGGAACTATTCAGTGTTATAAACTTCTATTCAAGATGATTTATAACGAAGACGTTGAAGTTTATCTCCCAGGCAGAGATGTTCTTAGAGTATCTGATGGTATTTGGATTGAACCAAGGTATTTGGAAGTATCTTTAACTACCAATCTCTTGGATCTTATTGGTAAAAATATTATAGGTAGTGCATCTAAGACGACAGCTCTAGTTGAGTATATTAATACCGAATACGTCAATAACGATGCTATTCAAAAAGTCTATATTTCTAATATATCACCAAAAGGCGGTGAGTTCGTAGTTGGTGAAAGAATCATAGATCAGCGTTACATATCTAATACAGAGATTGCATCAGCTTCTCCGCTTATTCTTGGTTCTTTGGATAGTCTAGATGTTTTCAACAGTGGCGTTGACTTCCAAGTTGGTGATATTCTTAAGGTAGCAAGAAGAGATCCAGGCACTGGCGAACAGATGGCGTTCGGCGTTGATGCTTATGTTATGGTTAAATCTCTTTTTCGTGGTTATGGATCTCTAAACTTCACAATTCTAAACGGTGGCTTTGGTTTTATGGCCAATGCTTCAGTGTTTATTTACAAGAACGTATTAGATACTACCGGTAGAGGCGCAGACTTTAACATTAAGCTTGCTGATACTCAAAATCTAGTATATAATACAGATCCTCTAGTTGGTTATTTGGATCTAACTCTAGATGCTACTGCATATGGATTTCCAAGTAACACTTCTGCTAATTTATCATCAACATTATCTGACGCTCTTGCGTTTTCGAATGGTCTTTTTGGAAGAATTGCAACTCTAACCAACGTTCAAGCTGGTAATGGATATATTGCTCCCGCCAACGTTTTCGTTAGATCAACAATAACGTCTATCAACATACCAGGAAGAGTTACCTATTTTAGAGCAGATGATATTTTAAGTGCGTTTACATCTACAATATATGCTAACACTACATCGGTTAACAACACAAGTCATGCTTTATTAATAGCAAACGCAAATACAAATTACGATGTAAACGATTTAGTATTATATCGTGTTCCAACTGGTAATGTTGCTATAACGAATCTTAACCCAAATACATTTTATTACGTTAAGACGACAAATACAACATCTGTGACTTTGAGTAAGACGTTAGGTGGTAACGTTATTCAAATTTCAGCTAATACCAATGCTAGTGCCGAAACTCATTATCTACTAAACGATATTGTATATCCAACCACACCATCAGTTAATGGTTATTCGGTTAATGTTTATGCTAATACAACCAGCGTTAACAACGCAACATATGATATTAAGAGCGCCAGCGCTAATACATATCTAAAGGCAGACGATTGGATTTATTACGAAGTCCCATCAGGAAATACTCCAATTGTTGGTCTAACTGGTAATAACATCTATTACATTTATGCCTCTAATAGTTCAGCATTTAGTCTTACTACAGAACCAGGTGGATCTCAGATTTTAATTACTGAGCCAATAACAACAGCCGGTGAGACGCATACATTCAAGACCACAAGATTTAAGAAGTATTTCGCTAATGATGATATTGTTTACCTAACAGCCAATAACTCCAATACAGATACAACTGAATTAGCAGTCATTAGACAAGTTGTTGATGATACTAAGATCGTTTTATATGGCTATCCTAATAACACGTGCACTGATAGTTCTGTATATGGCGTTGCTCCCGTTATCATGCCAGCACAGTTCGCTATTACTGAAACTGTTATGAAGCGTCTAGATAAGACGATTAATGGTATTAACGATAGAATTTTAGCTCTGAACTCAAGCGGTAACAATATTGTCGAGACAGTTAGGGCTATTAATTCTGGTAAAGCTTACGTTGAAGGCGAGACGGTTCACGCATATAGATATGGTATTCTAAACGTCCCAACTATTGCTAATTCTGGTATTGGTTATGCTAATGGTGATACTCTTATTTTCTCTGGTGGTCTTACATCATCACCAGCAAGAGGATCAATTCTAACTAATTCATTGGGCCACATAACTTCAATCAATACAACTGCTGGCGCTTGGTATGCAGGTTCTGGATATAACTCAGTTCCTTCTGTTACAGTTAGATCTACAAACAGTTTAGCTTATGGCGCAGTTCTTTCAACAAGTATCATCGAATACGACACTGCTAGTGAGATTAGAGGTATTGTTAGAAAAACGGGTATCGGTAGAGGGTTTGGTTATTGGGGTGTAAATGACAGTGAGTTAAACTCAGATAAGCGCATTCAGGATAGTTACTACTATCAAGATTATTCATATGAACTAAAGTCTTCTCTTGCATTAGATAAATATAAAGATATTTTATACACCACATTCCACCCATCTGGGGCTGAAATGTTTGGTAAATTTGAGCTACAGCCTTCTGTCTTACAAAGTCCAATTACTCTGGTTGAAAGTGGGCCAGCATCTTTCTACAATTATACGACCTCGGATAGTACATATGTTACTGTTGAGAGTGTAAATATATTAGTAAGTGATTATATTTACGCAAATACATGGTTGACCGTTGATTCAACGACTATAAATACAAGTAATGCAACATTAACAGTAGATAGAATAGGCTCTTAACCGTTAAAATAGGGGATATAAGGTGGCTACTCAACAAATCACAATTAACGTAGGAACTCCAAATGGTGGCGATGGCGATCCATTAAGAGACGCCATGGTTTCTGTAAATCAGAACTTTTCAAATCTATTCAGCACAGCTATCGTTAATACAAACATCACAGTTGGTAACACGTCTGTAAATACTGTTATCAACTCTTCTTCGGTTTCAATTCAGTCCAATAATGGTTTGATTGTTGGCACTAGCACAAACGGCGCTAATGGCTATACATATCTACCAAATGGGTTTAAGATGAATTGGGGATGGATTTCAGCTAACAGCACTGATGGTAATGCTACGTTCACATCAGCTTTTACCACAAATGCTTA